AGAAAAATATACTGGTTGGCGGTATTAGAACTTAACCCTGTTATAGTTTCGGCGGATATATCATTAAGTTCATAATTATTAACTATTCCACTACCCTTACTCTTAATTACACTAAGTCCAACATCAGAATAAATGCGCCACTTATCATATTCGTTGTAAATTAAGTTGCCGAATACACCAGGAGTATAGATACCGCTAGTTGGAGCAAATGTAACGTATGTAGTTAAGTTAGCTAGATATGGAACATTGTTATCTAAATCAGTAATGGTGAATTTAGGACTAACTCTAACTACAGCAGCATAACCAATGTCGAGATCCTCTGGTAATGTTAACCATTGACTACGAGGTTGATAAGTTACTTCACCACTACTAACTGAAGCATCTAATACTCCAGTTATTAAATTAACATAACCAAGTAGTTCTAGTATTAGGAGACTATCGAACAATTGAGATTTATCTTCCTCAAATAATCGCACAGTACAACTAATTCTAGTTCCACTTGAAATAATAGTGCTAAATTCATTACGTAACCAGAAGGTAACTCCATCACCTTTACTACCATCACAAGTATATGATGGTGCATTAACAATTAGATTAGGTGTGCGAACATCTTGATCACATCCATCTGTAGCTGTAGTATCAGTTATATACGTACTAATTGCACCTACTCTAAGCCATCTACCAGTAGTTGCAGTTAATACAGTTAAGTTATCTACAGTTGCTGTACTGTATTCATCGTATTCATAGTAGTAGTTGAGGTTAGTTATGTATCTTATAAGTCCCTGAATTGGTGTTGCTGGTAATGCAGCAGAGTTAGCTACAGTACGAGCAAGTGTAGTTAGCTTGAACAACTCAACACTAGTTAATATAACTGGCGAATTAAAATCAGCACTATTAACTACCATTACTTGAGTTAAGGTAGATACGTTATTAGTAGTTGATGCTGATATAACTATGTCAGACCAAGTTTCACCACTAGCTAATGATGGTAATGTTATAGTTAATGTAGATGTTGTAGTTAAAGTAACTGGAACTAATGTACTATTCAGATTAAGTCCAATTAGATTCCGACCTTGAATAGAGATATAGTAAGTTCCTGTAACTCCTAAGTTACCTGAACCATTAACTACAGATACATTACCTGAATTAAATGTAAGTTGTAATTTACCCGAACTATAGGTTGTTGTCATGAGTAAGAAAATAGTGTATATGAGTAATTATAATATATGAACTTACAAGAAGCTCAATCATATATCCGCAATTTAATTCGATGTTCTTATAAAGAAAGTGGTAATAGACCTACATCAATTAGATTAAGTGGACGTACTTATAATCAAATGTCCGCTATAGCTAACCCATTTAATATGACTACAATAGCTTGGTTAGAGAAAACTTGTAATGTAGAAATAATAAATCTATCTGCTGTTAAAGAATTACCACAACTTAGTTACCTTGACATATTAGATAAACTATGATAACTAAACAACAAGTTAGCGACGTTATTAATAATGTTTTAAATGGTAAATTACCACCATTAGAAGGATCACCTGATAGAACAGCTACACTACACAATATTGGTATTTATTTAAAAGCTAATGGTTATAATACAGTACGTTATTATGGATTAGTTGAAGATTATTTAAATGTGAGATTCTGTGATCTACCAGATGTTATTACTGATATTAAACTTGTTAGTTACCTTGACATACTTAACGCACTATGAATAACCTAGATAAAGCAATCAATGAACTACTTCAACTAACATTAGTTGATAATAAACCAGTTTATTTAACTCAATTAAATGAACTTTATGAATGTAAGAAAAAAGAAGAGACGCTTAAATTAGAAATAGAACAATCAATTAATCGCGCCTATTTATTACGCCATAGTGATTATGTGCAACCAGTATTACTTGATCTATTTAAATTACAGTTAAAAGAAGCTAGTTTACCTAAAGGTTATACCTTAGATGAACTAGTTACTAAACATAACATAGATTTAGTTTTACTTAAATTAGCATTAGATCAACAAATTAAAGAGGGAAATATTAAATTACATGGTGTATTAAATAGTGAGAAACATATAGTAGAGGAACGTTATTATAGTAGGTTTAAATACGAGGACGCTACTTACTCTTAATACTATTTTTTCTTACGGTTGTTGTATTTGTTAGAGGTACAGTTATTTGTTTACCTCTAACATCAATAACATAATTACTATTAACTACATTAACTGTAACCTTATTCTTAACTAGTCTTCTTAACTCATCTTCTAGTAACTTCATATAGTCGTTCATGATCCACGTCCTAGTGTATTTGGTAATAATGAACCTAATTTAAATCCTTCAGCATAAACATCAGATGGGGTTTTAGGTGTTGGTTTAACGGGTTTAACTATCTTTTCTTTTTTACTACTAACACTAATATCTCTATCAATACCCATAGTTAAGTTAGTAACTGCTGTAGTAATAACTCCAGTATTAGTAACCTCTTGTTCTATAGAATGAGTTATACTAACTACTCGTCTTCGACATTGTAAACCATTAAATATAACAGTTACTTTATCTCCAGTTGTAATACTACCGTTATATGGAACAGTCATAGTTGATGTTAATGTGTTCCTAATGTCATCTATTCTAAGTTGATTATTAACAGCAGCAGTTACTTCATTTATATTCTTAGCTTTATCGAAGTTATAACTACCAGTTCTAGGATAACCACCAGTATAAGGGGTTGTCCAATAAACATATCTATAATTATTAGTAACTTTATCTTCTTCTTTCTTAGGTTCAATTAATTCATATTTAGGTGGTTTACGAGTATGTACAGGTGGTATTCCTGTATTAGTTGAACTACTTGTTTCTTCAGTAACTGCACGAAATCCAGGATCTTGTGATGTAAAGTTACTTGTATATGAGATATAAGTGTCTTCACCTTGATAGTCACTACGGAAGTTCTGTTGTTTAGCACTATTCTTAGATGATAGTATTTTAAGGAATGTTCTATTATATGTCTCCTGACCACTAGTTAATGGTGGTTCAACTGGATAACTTTGACTGCGTTCTAAATTAAGTGGATTATCAACACTTAAGAAACAACTATATTGTTCTGCTTCAGCTATTACAAACATAGGTTCAATATAAGTTGGATCTGCTACATAACTACTAGAACCGTCTTTATTGCATTGTTTAATAAACTTAGATTGTTGTCCAAATTGTTTATAGTAATCTCTATGTTGAGCTAATTGATATCTCTTAGCTCCTGTAACACGAACAAACTTAAATTGATAAGTGTTATAAGTTGCAGTATCGGCACTAGATGGAGTTTCACCATCGTTAACTGCAAGTTGATATTCTTGAGTATATCTATCATCACCTTCTATATTGGCGCGAATTAGTTTACGTCCAGTTAAATCATAACCAAGTAGATATCCAGTTTTATTATCATAGTTATATGTAGTTTTAGTTTCTTCAATTAGTGTCCACCAATTAGTAGCAGCACTATCTAATTCAATACTTTCACCACTAATTAATGTTATATCCCATGCTGTATATGCAAATCCATAACGTCGCGTAACTTCACTTATTGGATTATTATCTTCTTCAGTTATATCTATGATAGTTTTAGTTACACCACTCTTATCATGATTAAGATCAAGTGTTTTAAGTCTAGTTATGTTAGATGGACAAGTTGCTGCATCTAAATCACCTTTAATATAAGTACGTTTAACTGGTTTACGATTTTCAAACTTAGATTGAATATCCTTAGTTGCTTCCTCAATAACTATATTACCAGCGTCATTAAAGTTATCAGGAGTTGTGTAATTGTAGATAGTTGGATATGGAATGATAGATGTATTTTCAGCAGTTAGTGATGTTACACGATTAGTTATAGTTGTTGGAACTAACGATGTGTAACTGATGTTGTTATTGATTGATCCGTAACTACCGTTAATTGGTAATGGTAAATTACGATTAATAGTAGTATTAAAGTTACTTAATATCTTATCACTATTATATGTCCAACTAGTAACAGCATTAAGTTTTCTACATACTATTACATCAGGTTTATTGTAATCAACAAATGCAGAATTAATATCAAGGTATTCATTAATTAAACTACCTAATGTTACAGTTGCATTATTATCTGATTTATCTACAATTACAGTTCCTTCAATGCCAGTTATCCTAGCTCCACTTTTAGCAGCAACTTCATTAATAGTTACGTACTTCTTAGTTTTAGCTATTTCAGTTGCATCAATTGAACATTCTGGATCTTGAAAGTTATTGTTAATATCAGTTGTATTATTAAGTGCTATTGGATAATTAACATAGTTATCCCATTTACCACGTAGGTTAATATTAACTCTTAATATATCATCATCACTAGATAACTCTTCATTATAACTATTAACTACAAACTGATATTTACTGAGATTAAATAAACTACTTACTCTAAATAGACTTCTAACTTGAGCAATGTAATTAACGCTAGTAACTAAACTAATAGATGCAGTTGGATGATCTTGAAATGATTCACTAATAGTTATGTTAGATAGAACTGGCAATCCTGCTAATCCATTTATAGTAGGTATTCTAAGTGAATTAACTATTGGTGAACTAAATACAGTTACATTAATTAAATTAACTGCACTATAAATAACTACTTTATTATTAATGTAAATAAACTCACCATTAACAGGGTTATTAATATCCTTAGCTAATGTGAATGTTCCATTTGTAGTTGTTATTAAATCAGGTAATGTATCAGTAGTTAATTCGTATGTTCCATTAATTCCCGCAGTTACAGTTGTAATAGTTGTAGTTACATTACTAAATAGCTTCGATATTAAACCACTATTAGTTAAACTAGTTGATTGTTTAAGAATGCTATTAATACAACTGTTATAGTATGTAGTTGCTAATTCCGGTAAATCTGTATTAGTAAGAATAAACATAATGTTGACTTTGTCCTTTACATTATCACTCGTTTAGTTATTTCATTAAATGTAATCTCATAATCTTCAGTATAGTTACCAGTTCTACCATTACCAGCAGATAAAGTTAGCATACCTTTACGAACTGTAGCAGTAGCATCAGTTACTTCAGGTCGCACATAATCAATTACAGTTACTGGAATATAGTTATTGTAACTACTAGTAACACTACTAATAGCTAGAAACTCTAGACAACGATGTACATTCCAATCATTGTTAACTATACGTACAGTAAATCCAACTCGCACAGGTTTAGGTCTAATAAATGCGGTATTTAATGTATCTACTAATTCTGATCGTTCGGTTAATAATCTAGTATAATTAGATGATATAACTGGAATAACTAAATAACTAACACCACTAAATGTAGCTCTATTAGTTATGCTGAATTGATCTAATATAGGTGTTTGACATTCTATATATAGATTCTTGATTAAACTAGTTGTTGATAATTCGCAAGTCATGTTAATTAAAGTGTATAACTCCGTCAATTACAAGTGTAACAAGTATGAGTAAGAAACAAGTAATAGAATTAGAATGGTTTAGTGTAGATGAGATGTGTAGATGATGATGATAGTGTAGTTATTATTGAAGATAAGTTAACTAAGTTAATAAATGAGGTAGATAATGTCCGAATTTGAATGCTTCTATAAAGGTACTGATTTATATTTTACTGGAAACATTAATAACTTATCATCAACTAAGTTTGTTTATCTATTGCGTGAATTAGAATCTAATTTAAAATCATCTGCTGATAAATCAATTACTATTTATCTAGATTGTTATGGTGGATGTGTAACTAGTTCACTTAAGATGTATGAAGTTATTAAACGTAGTTCACTTAATATAACTATTATTGCAGAAGGTTATGTAGCTAGTGGTGGTACATTATTATTATGTGCAGCTACTAGTAAGTGTAGTAGTTATACAACATTTATGGTACATGAATTAAGAGGTAGTATTAATCATGATTTAACTGGAACTAAGAATGTAATTGATTGGTGGGATAAATTAGAGTCATATTGTATGGAGTGTTATAAAGACACTAAATTAACTAGTGATATGATGTTGAAGGATACTTATTTAACTGCACAACAAGCAGTAGAATTAGGACTTATTAGTGAAATTATATGAACTTAAATGAATACTCAACTTGGTTAATTAACTTTAGCGATAAATATGCAATTGCAGATGAGCGAAGCAAATTGACTGTTTATATTGCAGGATTAATAGAAGAACTTAATGAATACAATTTAGCAGATACTGTTGAAGGTAAGAAAAAAGAGTTAGGTGATTTACTAGCTTATTTAGTATTAGCATTAAATAAAGTAGGATTTCCGCTATTAGCATTATCTAATAAGTTTGATACTGAGTTAACTATAAGTCAATTATCAATGCAATTAGCGGGATTTCTCAAGAGGTTATATAGAGGTGACGTAGTTATAACTGATTGTGTATTTATATTGATTAGTTATCATGACTTTATAATTGCTCAACTAACTACACTTAATTTAACTACAGAAGAGTTAATTGAGATTAACGTAGCTAAGTTAACTAAACGTGATGTAAACAACACATTAAAAGGTAGTGGTGACAATAGATGAATAAGATTAAAGAAGCATTAGCTAACAGAAGATTATCTACATTTGCAGCAACTACAGTTACTAATACTCCTAATGTAACTAGTTTATTAATTAGTCCTGAGATCCGCACCCATTCTGTAACTAAGTTAAGTGAGTTACTTAATCTACTGTTTGATTTACGTAACTTAACTAGAATAAGTCATTGGAACATTAAAGGTATGAACTTTAAAGCAGTTCATAGTATGTTAGATGATATTCAAAGTGAGTTAGATAGTTATGTTGATGTTATTGCTGAAGTTATAGTAGCATTTGGAGGTAATGCTACTATTAGTTGTAATACAACTGAGTTATCTAACGTTGATATTATCAGTTGTTGTAGTGATAGTAATGAATGTCTCACTAAACTAGCTACTCTATTTTCTTACGTTATTAAAGAAGTTACTGATTGTAGTAATGATTTAGATGATAATGGTGATAGAGTTAATGCTAATACATTATTAGAATTAGCAGCTACGTTAATTAAGTTTGTTTATTTAATAGAGAAGCACTTGCAATGATTGAACAATATGATGTTAAATTTAACTATCTTAAATCAGATGGACATTGGTGTATTGGTGCTAATGAGTTAGTTAATGTAACTGTTAATCGTGAGAAGTGTAATCATCAGTTAGCTGGTAATGTAATTAAAAGTAGATATGTTAACTGTGAGATAGTTAGAGTTAGTTACGTATGAGATATAATGGCATATCTAGATTAGTTTATCTATTGTTAATGGCGAAGCTTAACAGACGAGATAAATAACATACTAATAAATCCACTAACTTAATTGCTAGTGGATTTATTTTATCTATTTAAATACTTCTTTAACTAACTTAGGATCTGCTAATGGATTATTAAAGTAACCTATTAACTTGTTATCTTTATCATATAGAGGTACTAGTTTATCTGTAACTAAAGTACCAGTTAATTTGTTGTTAATCATGTTGTTTAAAATAGTAAGTTATTTAACATAGTTATATCATCAATATTAACTTCATTTAAGTTATCGTTATTAATAATATAACTTTTAATTGTGTTTACTTCTACCTCATGTGATTTCATATAGATAGCTAAACATTCTAAATGAGGTTGAATGTAGTTAATTAAGTAGAGGTATTCTAACTCAATTTGAACATCATCTAATTTAACTAATTGAATTGGATCAATTACTTTACGTAACTTAAATTCATCAATTAATGTGTTTGTAACTTCCCATAAAGTTAACGTTAGTTGTTTTAGCATTACATTGTAATCTATTAATCCTAATTTGTAATGTTCAATAAATGCCGCTACTATATTATTTTTTTTACTTAACTTAACTAATTGATTATTCATAACTTAAACCCCCATTAAATTATTAAATGCCATCTCTAATATTGGAAATTCATCTGACGAATATAAACAAGTATTAGCTTGTACTTTTTTCTTACCATTAACAATACGTTTAACAAATGTACCTCTAACTGGTTCTTTATTTGTGGTTGACTTATAAGCACCACTAACTAAGTGAGCTAACTTATGTAGTGTTTTTCTATCTAATGTACAACCTTTCTCAACTTCTAACCATTTAGTTAAAGGTATTCTATCACTAGATGTTAATGTTAAATCACTATCTAATTCTAAATAATCGTTTAATAATTTATCTACTCCTGGAATAATAGTAACTGTTGTATTTCTAAGTTGTTTATATTCAACTACTATCTGTTGATTCTCAAGTAGTTGTTTATTATTCTCATCTACCTTTAATAGAAGTTGAGTTAATGTATTCTGAATGTCATTTAAGTTAACTGATGTTACATTATCAGTTGGTGTAAGTTCTTTAATATAAGCATTTAAACCTTTCTGTGCTAACAAACGAAAATTAGTTTTAGCTACATCTGTTTTAACTCTAGATTCATAAGCGTAATACTCAACTATTCTAATTGCAACATCTTCCATTACTATTTTTGCACCTCGTTCTCCAGTTACTTCCGGGTTAAAAACCTTACCAGCTAAGGGTTCTAGCGATTTCGGGTATGTATTCGTTCCGGGTGCTGTTAAGCTGTTAGTAACTTGACTTATTGCTTTTCTAGTTACACCACATAATTTAGCAAGTCCTGATAGACTAACTCCTGTAACTTTACCATCGTTAGTTACATACAATTCAATATCATCTTCACCAATATAAGATTGTGCGTAAGTTATCTCACTCATATTATTAACCTTGTGACTACTGTTTAAAGTATAGTACCTTTATTTCAAAATGACAAGGATAATAAAAAACTCAAGTACGCTAATACTTGAGTTAGGAGGCAATATATGTCACAAACAATCCAAACCGAAAGAATTGAACTTTCATGATGTCCTCTTCCCAAAAGAGGCGGCTTACCATTAGCCCAGGCTTGGTTGGAGAGTTATCCTTAATGTTTCACCGACTAACAGTTATGATAACTTGATAACTCTTTGAGTTAGTAATTAACTCCTAGTAATATCATAACGTAGGGTCGGATATTCTGCTAGTATATCAAGGAGTACCTACGTCTAACATTAGTTACTATAACTCTATTCTTCAACTTTGTCAATATGATAAAAATAATTATCTGTATTCTCAGTTACCCATTTATCTTGATTCTCGCACTTCCAATTATGAGTATTAATCTTATAACCAGGAAACTCAGTTAATGGTTCTGTTATGAATGATGGATCACCTAACCAATAGATACGATTATTAGGTTGAATTGCATAACATCCATTATCTAATTTAATTAGATGTCCACATTTATAATCACTAGCTTCTTCTGCCCAATCACCACCTATCCAATCAATAGTAAATACATATTCACCTTGATACCAGTTCTTATCTTTAAGTAGAACCTTACATTTCATTTCCTTCAGATAATCGTAAGAAACAACTTGAGTTTGATAACTGAAACAATCCCATAATTGTAACCAATCAAGATTTAAGTTATTTGCATCAACTCTACTAACTAATGCACTAATTGGAACTCGTGCTATTTGTGCGCCACCATTAGTCATTATGTGAAATCCAATTGCACGTCCAGTTAAACTAGTTAACCCGAACACAACAACTGGAGTAAATTCACCATAACCAGATTCTAAGTTAAATAGATATTCATTGCGAACGTAACATTTAATTAGAGGAATTGAAATACTAAATTGATACATGATTAGTTATCCTATTTTTCTTACGTTGTCAAATTAAAAGTTATTTAAGTTTAATCCAGATTTAAAATATATACCACTATCTTTTAACTTTTTAACAGTTTTAATAATAGTTGGTTTAAACATATCTCTCTTTTGTTTTCTTACTCTTTCTCTAATATAGTCTCGCATTTTAGTACCTCTTTCACTAATATCAGAGGGTTCACTTTTTTTAGAAACCATATTATATTCTTGATTAGTCATACTTAATGTATCTGGTGTATTTATACTTTCATACTTTTTATTATCATTAGGTATATTAGATATCTCTTTATTTAATAGTTCTCTTCTTTTAGCTACTAAATCACTATTGATTTTACGTTTATCAATAACAGACGGTTTACTAACTGTAGTTACTGGAGGTTGAGTTACTGATTTACCTTTACCTTTTAATGCTAAATAACCTAATCCTCCTGCAACTGCTAATCCACCAACTCCAATTGCAGCATTACGTAATAAGTTACCTCTACTTTTACGTTTGATACGATCTCTACCTCTACCATAGTTACTTAAATCAACATCATTTAAAATAAACATATTTAATCACTTATTAATTACACTTATTATATCAGTGGCTACGTTAGTTACCTAATTCAGTATTAACTCTACGAAGTGTTTCATGAAGTCCCTTAATCCACTTATCACTTTCACTATTAAGTTGTTTAGAGAACTCCTTAACATCAGCATTTCCTTTAACTTCAATATTAGTAGTTGGATTAAAGTTAATAACTACATCTTTATTTAACTTACTATTACTTGATTTAGACTTACCACTATTTGAATCAAAGTTAGGTCTTTCTAAGTTGACATTACTATTAGGGTAAGAAAATAAGTTGGATAACTTCTCCTGACTGAAATTAATACGAGTGTTATCTAACTCACGTCTATCTCCTCTTAGATTATTCATTAATGCCCGATAAATGGCACGATCATCAGCAGTAGTAAATGTAGATTTAGCAACTGCAACGGTCTTATCTTGAGTTTCATTACGTTGTTTATTATCTAATGCAGCCTTTTGAATAGTATTAGTATATCTATTTAATTCTGCTTGCTGTTCTAATATAGGACGTTCTTCTAACTTAGCTTGATATGCAAACTTCTTAGCATCTAATGTTGCTAATGATCCTTTCTTCTCTTCATCAGTTGCAGTTCTACTCTTTAATACTTTAGCTGTTTCAGCTTCTTGTACTTTAAGTTCTGCTGCTAATTTCTTTTCGGCACTCTTTTGATCTAACTCACTTTTAATTAGAGCTAGTTCATTCATCTTAATTTGAATAGCTAATATATCACGTTCTATTTGATGTTTCTTATTAAGGTTAAGTAACTCTTGTTTAGCAGCTTGTTCTGCTAACTTACGTTTCTGATAATCACTTACTGCTAATCCCTCAGCCATCTTAAACATACGTTGTGTATTATCTTGATGCTGTTGTTCTAATTCAGCTTGTTTATTAAGAAGGTCTAATCGCATTTGGTAATTTTTAATTTGTAGATCACCAGCTAATTGCATTTTATTAGCATTAGTTTCTGCAATTGTAGCTTCTAGATTTGCCAGTTGTGCAATCTTCTCATACCTAGCTATTTTCTCATTTTGTTTAGTTATCTCTAGATCGAGCAATCCACCTTCTCTACCTATACGTTGTCTAATCTCTAGTTCTCTACTTGCATTACTATTAATCTCACTTTGATTACGTTTAGTTACATCTAGTAACTCATTCTGTTTAGTGATAGCTAATTGTTCTTGTTTATTAGCATCTAATCTAATTTTAATTGCATCTATATCTTCTTTATTTCTCTTCTGTTTAATAGCTTTCTCTAACTCAAGTTGTATTAACTTACTGTTATTATTAGCATCATTGCGCCGACTATCTAACTCTATTTGTTGTTTCTGCAATGATAATTCAATTAACTTCTGTTGATTAATTAAACTACGTTGTTCAGTAGCATCTGTAACTACACGATTAGATTCGCGCAGTTGAGCTATCTTAGTTTCAATAGCAGCACGTTTCTCAATATCGTTAGTTACTTTAAGTGAGTTAGTTAATCGCGCACTTTCATTTTCAAGTGTAGATGATGTTAACTTATTACGACTATCTATTATCTTATTCTCTTCGTTAAGTGATGCTACATTATTATCAATGGTGTTAGTTAATTCACGGTAAACTAACTTAGTTCTATTCGCGGCATTTTCAATGAGTTTACTACGTTTAGTAAACTCACGTTCTAAATTATCAGTTATTATCTTCTGATAATCTAACTGTAGATTAAGTAATTGATTCTGTATTTCCGTCTGTTTAGTTTTATCATGTTCAACTAACTTAAGTTGTTCATTAAGAGATAGTTGTTTATTTAATATCTCCTTTTTTCTTACCACATCTATATCTTTGATAGATTGTTCTTCAGTAGTTAAGAACTTACTTCTATTCAAAACAACTAAAGCTTGTTCTCTAGTTAACTCTAATTCACGTTTTTTAGATCGTACATTAATTGCACGTTCTAAATTAGATGTTATTAACTCTTGTTGTTGTACATCAATTCCTAGTAATTGATTATTAATAGACTTAGTTTTCTCTAAATCATTTTTATTTAACTCTAGTTCCTGTAGTAGTTGTTTACGTTTTAAATCTAAGTTACGTTTAGTATCCTCAGCTATCTTATTGTTATATTCTTCTTCACTAATAAGACGTTTAGCTTTATCTAACTTAATTAACTCTTGTTCTCTATCTAATGCTACTTGTTGTTGTTTAAATCTTTCATCTAATTCAGCTTTAAGATTATCACGTTGTTGTGCAGCTAGTTGTTGTTCAAGTAACTTTAACTTAGCAGCATCTAACTTCTTCTGATCTGCACCAGATGTAGCTTTAGTAAATTCAATTAGTTGTTTCTGATTATTAATTTCCTCTTCTAACTTAGCTGCATTTAACTTACGTATCGCAGCATTTGTTTCTCTAGTTGATGTAACTCCACTATCTAACATAGCCCGTCGAGTTTCACCTTCTAAGTTAAGTAAGTCTATTGTTACTTTACTTCCATCTCTCATGTAACCTATAGCTTGGTTAATTCCATTAATATAATCAGTTATATTCATCTCTTGTTTATTAGTATCTAATACAGCTTTAAGTGTTTTAGCTGCTTCAGTTGCACTAGTACCATTAACTTGATATAACTGATCAATACTACTAATAACTCCATTAACATTAGTGTCAAATTTATTAACGTAATCAGTCATATCAGTTACGTCAATTTTAACCTTCTTATTATTAGCATCAAGATATTCACCAGTTCCATCTAATGTTGCTTTAACTTGACGACGATATTGTTCTAGATCAGTTTGCGCCAATCTAAGTCCCTTCTTCATTCTAGTTTGAAGTGCGTTAGCTCCTTGATCACCTTCTATAGTAGTGCTACCTTTTTCTATTTCCAGATTATTATCTAATACTCTCTTAAGTAATATGTTCTGTTGAGTTTGATATTCTATTCGCGCCTTATCTATCTCTTTTTTCTTACTTAATACATCTTTCAATTTATCATTAGCAGTTTCTAATATTGTACGATGATTAGCTAATGCTTTTTCTTCATCACTAGCTTGTTCACGTTGTTTCTCATCTAGTGCATTGTAGTTTTTAAGTTGTTCATTAACTGCTTTAATTCTAGTTTCATTAGCAGATATTTCATTTTCAGTCTGCTTAGTTACTTGTTTAGCTTTATTGTTTATTTTATCTATATCAGCAGCATTAAGTATTTTACCTGCTTTAATTAACTTATCAATATCCTCAAATCCACTTAATCCAGATTGAAGTTTTTTAGTTGATTC